GTATTATTTTGATAGTCTTCGATTGCAGCTCTCACCGATTCTGCTTCAAAAGTCCTCTGCGTCATTCCTCTTTCGCCTGAATGTTATGAAGCATTGGGCTATGTACCCTCTTTTTGCCACCCTCTTCGCATAGAATAAAAAATCTTGGTGTGTTAGTAGCTCGAACAGATGCAAATGTCGAGTTAGCTGCTGGCAATAGTTCTGGGTCTTTACTCAATAGGTCAGCCCATGCCATAGGGATAGAAGAGCCAGCGGGTATTTTCAGGATAACCACGCCGGTCTTGTTCCTAAAGCGCACAGTATCGCCAATCATGTAGTTCCTGGTTCTTTCTGTCTCATACCGTATCTTCGCTTGTCGTTGCAAAAGAGTCTCTCCCTTCAATAGCTTCTTAGCTGCCGCTTTCCGCCTGTCCTTGGCTTTTCGATTGCAGCGTATAGAGCAGTAAACCTTTGTCAGTGGCAAAGCGTAGAATGTTCTAAAACACAACAAGCAGTCTCGTTTTCGTATGGCGTCCATGCCGCTCCTTTGAAAAAGCCCTCTGCTTTCGCATCGGGCCTTGGGTCTTAGTTCTTGGCGAAGTATGGGTTATCCTGGTCCCAGATCTTCAGTAACGCTCTTACGAAGGCTCGGAAGGTGATCAAGCCAACGCGTCTTTCCTGAGGCAAAGAATCGAAGGGTGCTACCATCCAAGTCTTCTGTGACTCTGGCTCGTGCTTCTCGGAGAAGGTATAGCCCTTGGTGAGGTACTGCATAGCTCGCTTGGAGTGAACGATGCGCGCAAATTCCTCGTCGCTTTCCTTTTGCATCCGTAGAGCAAGGTAAGCAATTTCCACGTACTCGCCTTGTTCTTCCTCTGAGAGTCCATCCCAGTACTCAGGCTCGACTTCGTTCTCATACTGAGACACTCGGACCTGAAAGGGGATTGACGCATCGTAGGCAATTTCTGCGATGTCTTGCTTAGAGAGAATGAACGGAACGAACGCGGGCTTTGCTTCCCCCTCTGGTCCTGTGTCTTCTCCAAGCTCGCGCTCGAGATCTTCTAGGCTCTTACCTTGAATCATAAAGGATTACCTCTCGTTGTGGCCAAGCGTCTGATGAGAATGTCAGCCGCGTCAACAGCCATGATTGCGTTCTTTTGGAAGATGTCTTTAGAGAAGATTTTGACCTCTTCGATCTGGCTCGCAAACATCGTCTCGTAGATGTTAGCTGCCACCTGCTCCCTGAGGTCCGTTGCTTGCTTCTCCTGAGGCTTGGATAACGCTTCGTTTAATTGGTCCTGCGGGGATCGATATTCCTGGGCTGGCTGTGTTTCCACTGATGACTCCTAAGGCTAATTGTTTAATCTCAGATACGGTCTTGCCGGGAGCTTGATCCCTGATAGCAGGTCGTACGTCCTGGGCAACCTTGATCTCGTCAAGTAGCTTGTCTAGCCAAGCGTGTGCTTTCTCGCTCGGCTCGAATACCCAAGGCTTTTTAGGTTCAGCCTTCACGGCTTCGATGTCTTGCTTGGGAGCTTGCTTGGCAGCTTTGTCCTGTGTGACTACCCGCTGGCGCTGTTCAGATGTTTGGGCGTCCGTATCTTCCTCGGCTGTAAGACAGAGTAGCGCGGCAATACTATAGCGTCTTCCGTAAGTGATAAGCTTTCCCATCTCCTGCGCGCTATTCCTACTTCTCTCAATCCCCGAGAGGGACAGAAATATAGTATTCGTAAGCTCGGATTCTCCATCACTGATATGGCAAGTAACAAGGAGATAGGGGATATCGTTCAGGATGAGTTTAGTTTCAAAAGTGTGGTAGACGTGCAGGCCTTGCTCGATCAAGCCGGGGTTAACCGCTTTCATGATGGCATCAAGGTCAGCATATTTGTAGTCATATCCTGAGGTGCTTTTGCTTATCTCTTCAAAGGACGCTCTAGCTTTGGCGATCTTCTGTATTACGTTCATGATCTTTATCGCTTTCTGGTCTGTCTAGTTCTAGTTGTGCAGCAATCTTTCGTGCTTCCCAGGCAAAGAGTATGACGACATCTTTGCCGCCTTGAAGCCAAGTATCATCGGAGGTCTTCAAGGCATTGATCATCTCATCGCGGGTCATTAGTGAATGCTTCCACGAGGGACACTCATAGCGTCCTTGTCTGCTTTGCGCTTAAGCTTGCCTACAGAAGCCTTGTTCATAGCGTCTTGGAAAAGCTCACGCATAAGCCAGCTACGATTAACCTGCAATGATTTAGCGAGCTTCGTAATTTGTGCGCGTTGTTTTACGGTTGTGCTGAAAGGGAGCGTAGTGTATTCCATTGTAAACCTCAAATATTATTTGAATGATAGTTATTCGAAATATTAGTCCATAGCAAGCCAATAATAGGTTTCATGATGACACAAGGATTCTTTAAATTAGATCTCGATATATTCGAAGTGATGTTTGATGAAGATATCCATGGTCACGCATCGCTGACTGTTATTTCTCACGATGAAAACGAAATGTGTCGAAGAGTCACAGCAAAGCTTGATGAGCAGACGCTAACGCAGATGATGGGATATTCTCAGCGGGAGCTTCTAAAGCGGCTTGACATAGTTATGGGTGAAGTTGAATATCTAAGGCAGTTCGAGCCGAAGCCAGACGTGACGCTTGCTGAAGTTATACCGCTCCATAGGGGGACTTGATGGACATCGCTCTGCTTATCATAAGCTTCATTTCTTTTGGCAGTTCTGTCGCCGCGCTTCTGTTCCTCAAGTTTACTGTCGATCGCCTGAAAGTAGTCATGGACGAATACCATGATGGCTCTGAGAAGATGAAGTCAGCCGGGAAGATCCTGGGCGAGCTTCACAACGAGCAAGTCGGAAGGGTGAAGGTCATAGGTGAGAAGGTAGAAAACCTAGAGATCAGACTTCAGGGTGTCATGGGTCAGCCAAAGAGAGGCTTTTAATGCTCATCGATCAAAGCTTTTTAAACAAGCACATCAAGGAAAGTGAAAAGGCGCGCTTCGCAGGCTACGAGAAAGTCCTAGCCGAGCATGGGCCGGAAGAAGCCGCTGCCTTTCATGAAGAGTCTTTACCGGAATTTGTGCGCTGGTATATTCAGAAGTCCATCAACTCACAGATGCGCTACGCAGAGGAAATAGTCCGAAGACAGCTCAAAGCAGCAGACGAAAAAAATGGCTCCACCAATTTGGAAGCCATTCTAAAAGCAGAAAGCGATAAATCTACTGCTGCATATGTCATGGATGAATACTTAGCTGAAGCGAACTATAAGAACAAGGCCATTTTCAATGATCAAGGCAAAACGTAAGCTCTTTGAGGCTATTTCGGTAGACCCTGTGACTCGTAAAGCTACTGAGCACTATTTATTTCTGGCTTACGACCATGAGGACGCAACGCACGAGTACTTTAACCGACCTAGGGCATTGATCTTAACTGATGTTGAGGTACATATCAGGGAATTCAGTCCAGTAACAAATCCCCTGTATCAAAGAGACGTTTCTCAGCATAGCGACGACGAGTCAGACCAGGAGACGGTTTAAGAAGCCCTGTCTTGCCGTCCCGCGCTTTATTCCACCTAAGAAGCTCCCTCGATGCGTATGGCTCTTTCGCATTGAGAAGCTTGATAAGGGTAGAGGTAGAGATCTTAGGCAGTCCGATATTGTAAGCCCAACTCACTAGGGCATCAAATTCGTTGGGCTTAAGATCGACCTTTATCAGTTTGTTCAAACCGTACTCTGTCTCGTCGATATCCCTGATAAGCCTCTGAATAGCCTCCTCGTGCGTGATGGCCATCCCCATCTTTACGTCACGAGTCGAACCATATCCAATCGTAGGATATCCCGCTGGGCATATATAGCTCCTCAGTCTCAGCCCTTCAAAATGCTTGATAATGTCATATGCGGATTGCCCTGCTATCATAATGCCTCACGAACTATAGGCACGCTTTCGCATGCCCACGAATGGAGTCGAACTATGAAAAAAGCCTCGGTACTTCTGAGTTTAGCATTGTTCTCATGCGTGACCAAAAAAGAACTGCCGAAAGAGCCAATAACATTGCAGGTCAGGTCAGGCCAGTGGGTGTCTTGTTGGGAGCTGTGTGGGAAGGGGGATAGCCTGATTGCTATAACCGAAACGCACTGCGTCTGTAGGAAGGGGAAAAGCTTTCTCCATGGCTTCAAGCTTATTAAAGAGCCTAAAGATCAGCCAGAGAACGAGCCTAAGGAGCAGAAATCAATACTGGAATTTCTCGGCACGCTGCCATGAAAGATATTTGACTAGCTGGCTAAGCAGGTGTAAGAAATCTCAATCAATCTCGTTTTGTCAAAAATGACCAAATAAAAAAGCCGCGCATCTTCGTACTTTGCGCGGCTTTTAGAGATAAACAACTAACCCGGTATCTACAGCCATGAATGATCAAAGTCAAGTAAAGCCGACGAAGATTACAGCCCTAGACGTCAGCCACTACATAGATTCCGTAGTTATCCCTCTCAAGCTTTCGCCCATCATGTTTGTCCTCCTATCTCGCATGGCCAAGAAGCTAACTTTTGGCGCTCGTGGAGTCATTTTAGATCTAGCTCAGATCTTAGATGAGTCAGTTTCGGAATATTGCGACAAGCTCAACATCAAAGAAGCTGCTCGTGTCAGCCAAGCTTTCTCAAAACTTGGGAAGCTCAACATAGTAAAATCGACTCGCACCAAAGCGGGCATGGATAGGCAATTCCACCCAGAGTTTATAGCGAAAATGATCGAATCGACTCATGCTTGGTCAAGCACTAGTCAACCTAGCTCATGCCTGACTAAGCACCCCCCATCTGCTCAGTCAGGCACTAGTCAACTGCCTGATCAGGCACTAGGTTCTTTAGATAGAAGGTTAGATGAAAGAATAGATGAAAGAATGGATGGAATTAAGAAAGCCGAAGACCAGCCATTTAGGAAGGTTCGGCTTGTTGATTTCGCCAAAGACTACCAAGCCCTTTTCCGGGCCAGTGAATTTGTAGACTTCCCAAAACTGAACATGAAGTTGATGACCCTTTTTACTCAGAGAGGGCCTGAGGAGATGCAACAGATATTCGATTACACAAAGGCGCAGCTAGATCGGCTGTGGATGCAGGGCAGAGATTCGCCTAAGTTCAATCTTCGGACAATCGACATGTTTTTGAACGAATGGGACAAGTCGAAGGAGAAAGCCTTTTGGAAGTCCCCACCGCAGCTCTCAACGACCGATTTCTATGACCCTAGCGTCTCGTTAGGCTCGGGGTATTAAAACGTCTCAGAATCGAAATTAGGAGGTCTTATGCCCAGGAACAAAAAAGGCTGTCCATGCTGTGTAGGAAAAGCTGCGCGGATTGCTGACCTACCTGAAGTCGAAGAGACACAAAAGCCATGTCTATCTCCCATGGAAGCGTTTAAGGCTAAAAAGCCAGCCAATCGAAAAAAGAAGCGAAAGTCATAAAAGCTTGCTATCCATCGCCCGCAATTGTAAACAATTGAAGTACCGCAAAATTAACGATAGAAGACCCCCTTAACTCGGAGGTCTTACGATGATTTATTTGGTGATCTTTCTCGTCTTATGTCTTGCCTGTGCGATTAGTACTGACATTTCAGAGCAATCTTACCAGCCTGATTGCCTAGAGAGGATACGGAGGCTTGAGGAGAAATTCCGAGAGCGAGAAGAGAGATTAAGTTGGAATACAGAAACCGCTTACGATGATGAGGACTTTTATGCCCACTAGAAAGAAACAGTCCCCCCTAGAGTGTTGCCATGGCATCAAGATCGGCTATGGAATGGCAGAAGACCATGACTTTCCCTCAGTCCTCCTTGGATTGGTCGATGAAGAGGGCAATGACCTAGACTTCATCTCCTACACGTCTCGGGAAGCCCGGAAGTTTGCGGCGAGCATCGTCAAGGCCTGTGATGAGATCGACAGCGGAAAATGGAAAGAAGAACTAGCGGACTTCACAGATGCGAGAAAAACCTATGATCTCTAATGCGAAAACTCGGCTTGAGTTTCCGATTTTGCAATTCTTTCAATACGAGCATCTCCCGGTAAGGCTTCAGCTCGTCTCTAAGCCTTTCGGTGATCTCGCTGAATTCCTCACGATGAAAGTCCCTCCTGGGCCTGAGACTTCTGTTGCTCTGCGAAAACTCCTAGAAGCCAAAGACGCAGCAGTGAGGGCCTCGCTGTGAGAAAACCAATTGGTGATCTTTTGGAGGAGTTAGACGAGATGCGTGAGGAGCGTGCAAAGCTGCTTGAAAGGATAAGCGAACTGGAGCCAGAACTAGGAATTCTTCAAGAGATCGATAAAAAGCGTCAAGCTGCATATGAGCGTTTGATCGATAGGGCTTACCGAATGACCGTACAGCATGACAAACTCCTACAAGTCTTAAACGCAGCCCGCTGTTTAATGGAGGCTGAAGAAGGAGGGGCAGCGGAATTCTGCGAAGTCACAAACGATGTCGAAGAACTGAAAAGGACGCTTCGGCTTACTTCCGACATCAAGATTGAGGTACCACAATGCAAATCGACATGAAACTAAACCTGCCATCAATGGTTGCACTTGCCCACAGGGCCTTGACAGCGAAGTTTAAACTCGACCCACTAGACGAAGTTTTGTTGGCTCTTGCTCTGGTACAGGGTATGCTCGCTGGCAATGAAGCCGATGACGAAACGCTGATCGAGCTATCGAAAGAAGCTGCTAGAGTCTCAGGGCTTATGGTTGATTTTTTGGTAGATCATTATGCCGACAAAGGAATAAGACTTTAATGCCAAAACGCATCATAGGAAAGCCCATCTGTCCCCGCTGTGAAGAAGGCATAAGGGCCAAAGGTCAGGCCTATTGCGCTAGCTGCCGCTCGACCTACATGCGAGCCTACCGGGCAAAGAAAGTCCCAGAGGCGAAGACTTACCGGAAAGACGGCAAGTGTCCGATGTGCGCGAAGAGAAAGCGAATCAAGTTTCTAGGCTACTGTAGGCCTTGCAATGCTGAGAAGTCTGCCGCTTACCGTGAGAAGAAAAAACTAGCTGAAGAGGCATAAATGAAAATTTACAAATATCCGATAAATATGTTTGGTCGGACAGAGCTGCCACTTCCTAAGAGCTGCAATATCATCTCGGCCAATCAACAAAACGCTCAGATGTGTATATGGGCTGAAGTCGATACCGAGGAGGATACCGCCATGTTTGGTATATGGAGCATCACGACAGGGGAAGAACACGATTTTGATCAGTTACAGCACATCGCAACAGTCATGAATGGGCCGCTGGTTCTTCATGTTTACGTAGAGGTGTGAAATGAGCCGATTCGATTATGTGAAGTTTGACGAGCTAACGACGATATGTATGGCAAACTACAAAAAAATCTTCACTGAACTGGAAGAAGCATTAGAATCATGCATCATTCTCGATCTACCAGAGCGAGAGAAAGAATATTGGAAAGCTGCGCTCCACTATTCCGAGATCTCCTATGCAATGGTCGGCAAAGCATTGAGAGACTCACAAGTAACCGCAGATGGGCAAACCAACCTTCAAGAAGAAAGAGGCAACGAATGAGCATGCAATGTGTGTTTGCGTGGGGGATTTCTGATTGGACGTGAACAAGCCAACAAGCCTGGACATAAGGCTAACGCTCATGAATCGGCTGATCGATGAATGCGAACAGCGGTATGGCATGAGCAGACGTACAGTATTCGACATCTTAAGAGCCTACGACAATGCCTTAGTGGATAACCGCTTGCTTGAGGGAGAGGAAGAAGCTTCACATTTATCAGTGGTTAGAAATACCTGAAAAAAAACCCTTGTAAGCCTTGGGCAGCAAGGGTAAGACTCTCGTAACAAGGGGGTCGGAGATGATCAGACGCGAAACAATGATTAAAGCACTCAAAAACGATGCTATTGACAACCCAGATAGTTGGGACGAAGGTTTTTATACCAAAATCGATTTGATGCCTAACTCAGAGCTTCTAGGCAATTACCTGTGTATCGGGTATGTGTGGGAAGAATCTTACGTCGATAACTCTATGGATTTGAATCGAGCTTTTGCTTGAAAAGGCGAATCCCCCGGCCAACCGCGAGCCTAAGACTGGCTTAGGGTTTTACGATCAACCGGGGGAATCATTAGGTGGATCGGGAAGGACTCGAACCTTCAACCTCATTGCCTTTTTACGGGCCAAGCGCTCTACCAATTGAGCTACCAAACCATTGTCTCCTGGACCTTGCTTACCCTATGTCTCTAATCGTTGAAAATTAGTAAAGCAACAAAGCCCAGGAAATAAAAACCTAGCCTGTCGGGCCAGTAGGGTCAAGGGGAAAGTGAATCGGGCCGGTCGCGACTCCGGCTTCTGGTTTCGGTCGAACCCCTGGCCAGAGATTCAGTAGGCGCAATGCCATCCCGTATTAGTCCTCATGCATCGTGCCTTAAGTCACGACTAACCAGACAGAGAGGCTCAAGCGTGTCTCTAGGGGTATCTGTTTACGTGTTGCCTTTTAAAGCCTCCTCTTTAGCTCCCCAGCTTCCCACGCCTCCGATTCAAGCCATTCTTAGCATCACAAATAATAATGCGATACAAAAATACTAGCGTTCTCCGACTTGGAAAAGCTTAGCTCAAAGTGAGGGTATGGGAACCATTGGACAGTCCCATACCATTTTTGCGTTAGCGGGTTAGCATCGTACTCAGCCTTAATGTGAAAGCCCTTGAAGGGAATAAAGCCTACTTCCCCATATGCTCGATAGTCTCCGCTCTTTGGGTAGGATTGGTACTCGCCAAGGGCGTAGATTCGTGCGAGCCCGGTGCTAACCGTGTATGAGACGTATCGCTGCACCTTTGAAGCATCTTCGAGCCAAGCACTGCTAACGCCCAGGTGAAGCCTCTGAAAAGGATGAAGACCAAGCGTAAGCGTAGCGCCGTCCTTGGCTTCTTGCTGTCTGACTGTTGGTTTCGTGCCAGTCTTGAAAAGGGCATCACCTGCCACCACCCTCGTCGCTATGATTTCAAAAGCTTTCCCCTGATAACCAATCTCAGAATTCAGCGTTTCCTTCCCCTGCCCGAAAAGCTCTTTAATACCTTTCGTGTGGTCAGGAATATTGTAGCCAAAAGCTGGTAAAAAGCGTCCGACACGAAGCCAAAGACGTCCCAGGTTAACGATTCCAAAATATCGACGATACTCAGCATCTTTTGGTTCAAAACCATAATATCCTCCGCTCGCAACGAACGTGACATTAGACGCAGGAGTGAAGACTAAGGAGATCTCTTTTTGCATAACGAACTTTTGGCGAATGTCCACAGTCTCATCGCGATGGTGGAAATCCAAATAACGAAAGTCACCGGCCACATCAAACAAAGGAGACAAATCAGGAAGACCATAGAAAACGCCTCCTTTCTCTTCAGTGCCAAATGTCGAAAGGTTTTCACCTGAGATAGTTCTACCGTAGGGCTTCAGAGGCCCGCCTCCGTTGGGCTGGACGTGACAAGCCGAGCAAGACCCATAGCCTTCCCGAATGTACTCGGGAAAGCCATAGCAAATGGAAGTTGTTATGACAGATAAGATAAGTATAAGGAGATTAGATGGAGATTTCAACGCGAACTCCGACTACCTTATCGACCGTTGCCAAGGACACGCCAGCTTTCTTGTAAGCCGCCTGTGGCAAGCCGTAATCGGTATAGTCTAGCTTTCCGCTGACCAGGATGGAGCTTCCGTTGACTTCGGCTTTCCATTTCACCTTTTTAGTTACACCGTTCAACGTAAAGTCGCCTGATACTTCTCCTGACTTCATATCCCAGGCGCTTAGCTTGAACGTAGCCTCTGGGTGTTCTGCGACCTTCAAAGCCTCTCGCATATGGTCGTCGCGTGTTTCCATGCCGCTCTTCAGCTCTTTCAGCTTTACCTTGAACGCGCCTGTTAGCTTCCCCTCGGACTTGGTAAATTCGCAATCGACCTTGGCGTCTTCTGCCGTAAAGTTGATACCTACGCCCGAAACTTCGACATCTGCCGAAGCCTTACCACAAATAGCAGCAAGGGCCATCTCAGAGGAAAACGCGAGAACCAAAAGCATGAATTTCATAGCTCTACCTTTACTTAAAATTTAAAAGTTTCTGCCTGTCAGCAGCAGACAGGCCTTTACCTTGTGTAGAGGAAGGAGGAGGCATGGTCAAGTTTTTGACACGCGTAGGTGCTGCCGACTGAAACCAGCCGGTAGAGCTTTTGATAAACGCATCCGAGCTGTGGCAAGGAGCGCAATAGGTTTGGATAACCGGCTTAACTTCGTTAAAGGTCAAAGTCTCACCGCCAGCCGGAACCTCGACCGAGCCTTGACCACCACCAACAGGGGTGATCTCTCGTTCAGAGCCACAAGCTACCAAAGTCAAAAGCAGCAAAAGCTTTCTCATGCCTACACCTCTATTGGTTAACGTCCCGGAAAAGATTCAGGTCAGCGATAATATCGGCAAGCGAGTCTTGCAACGCGAAGAAAGGCAGCCTTCCCCCCTGGAGCAAAGCGCCAACTTTAGATGAAGCGTTCTGTGATCCATTCAGTTTAGTCAGTAACTCATCTTTTGACAAGTAGAGGAAATCGGCTAGTTCCTGAAGGTCGTAGCCGTTTCGAAGCTCGTCTATCTGCGCGTTCACAGGGTCGATACCGCCAGCGCCAATGTTAAGTCTGGCGATAGCTTCCTCATACAAATTGTTATCAGCCGAGATGAAAGCGTCGATCTTGATTTGTGGCTGAAAGAATATGTTTCCGACCAACTTATCATTGGCAGAAAACGGATTATCTTGGATATTCTTTCTCATTTCATCGTTGAACGCTAAAACCATGGTATTAGCATGACAGCCAAGGCAGTCACGCGGGCGAATGTCTGCGTCAAGACCAAGCTGCGCGGCTCGTGTGTTGACGACGACAGTGGTGGGAGCGACATCAGCCCTGTTGCCGTTCGCTGCATAAAGAGCAAAGAGCATCGTTCCGTTTTGCTTTAGACAGATGATCTCGCCCGCGTTAAAGACGAAATTCTTTTGCCGCCTAGCTTCCACAGGGAAGGGAAAGGCAAACATGTTTGATTGGGCGACGAGAAAATTCGAGTCGATATCATAAGTATTATAACAGGGAAGACCGAGAGCGTTTTCCATCCTTCGGATTGCCCGGTTATGGCCAGGAGCAATTTGCGAGACTTGGAACGCTGCCATGAACACAGCCGGGTCACGCTCGTCAAAATCCTTTTGTCGGTCGATCCCCTGCTTAGACCAGAATTCGTTTTCTGTCAAAGGCACTTCAGCGATAGAATAATAGTTAGCAGCAAGGAACGCAGTTTCCAAAAAGATCTTTAGGTGCATGATAGGGATACGGCTCCCAGTCACGAACTGAAGCTGCTTGTTCCTCGTCGTCTGAGACTGAATCTTAAGCACTGCCGTGTCTTCGATCTGTTTCCATATGGCAATACCCTTAGACCCAAAGCAGTCCCGAAGGTCAAAGGCCAGGATGCTCGACTTAGCGCCTACTGGCCTTGTCTTGCAAAGTGTTGCGCGATTCGATAGCGTGTTCAGAGCTAATTCCGCTGCCGCCTTCGCATCCTCTGGGCTTCGACCAGAGTTAATATCGTCTGCTACCGAAAGGTAGCGGGTATTTGCTGCGACTACGTTTTGGAGCTTGAGGACGTCATCGACCCCGTAAAAATCAAGCTCGTCAGCTTGAACAACACTGTCGCCAAGCTGAGTCAGGTCAGGCGGTTCATCGGTTGGCAGCGATGATGGAGGAGGAAGCAAACCAGTAGCGGGAGCTTCGACCAACTTGGTCTTACTACAAGAGAACGCAAGAATAGCAATTAAAGCGATGCTTTTCATGTCACAGCCCTTTTGGTATATTCAGTTAAAAATGTATCTCAGAATTATAGTTTGAAAGGTGTTTTATGGCAAACCGCAAGGCTAACGAGAATTCCAGCTACGAAAAAGGTAAGTCTGGAAACGTAGCTGGACGCCCTCCTTTGCCCGACAGTATCAAGCACGTAAAGCAGCTCGGTCGAGTCGCGATGATGACTGCGATGTATGAAGTCATCGCCATGAAGTCGAGCGATGTCGAATTCCTCGCAGATAACCCCAATGAGGCATCTGGCCGAGTCCTCATGGCTTCAGTCATGAAAAAGGGAATCGAGCTTGGATGCGTGACCCGCGCCCAGTTCTTTATGAATTACCTCTACGGCAAGCCCATTGATATCGACCCGACACAAGACAGCGATGACGATGTAAAACTAGAAGCCATCACCAAAGCTATCGAAGTAGTCCCTAGCGAAGTCCTTCACAAGCTTCTTAGAGAGCATATGAATGTCGTCAAGAAAAACAACGAAGCTGGCGTTAGCTGAGGGCATCCCCCTCAAGCACTTGAGGGAAGTCCTTTGGATGCGTGGCGATCTCGAATTCCTCCTCTGGGACCAACAGCTACCCATCTGGGAGGCTATGGACGGTTTACCAAATCACATCACAGAGTTTATCCTGCTCTGTGCGCGTCAGTTTGGTAAGTCGAGCCTTGGCGTCCTCAGGGCCTTATCGAGAGCTATCAAGCATCGCGACTCCTGTATTCTCATCATGGGACCGGACACACGGCAGACCAAGGACATCGTGCGTCCTAAGATGCGTCTGCTGACCCAGACAGCGCCCAAGGGCCTTATCAAGCAGATGAAAGCCGAAAACCGCTACCACATCTATCATGACCTTGACCAGAACGCCTCCGACTACACAGAGATCATCATCGGAGGGATGAACGAAAACTCCACAAGCCAGCGTGGTAAGACCGTACAGGAGATATTTGTAGAAGAAATCGGAGATCAAAACGGCGATCACTTCCTAGAGTCCATGGAGCAAGACCTTGGCCCTGCCCTGACTCACTCTAAGAATGGAAAGATAACCTACCTCACAACCGTACCGCCCATTCCCGATCATCCCTTCATCACGCAGACCATGGTCAAGGCCGAGAAGAACAACGCGATTAAGATCTACACGATTGACGATAACAAGGCCCTCTCACAAGAACAGTACGATGCCTGTGTCGAGCGTTCCGGTGGAAAGCACACAGTAGGCTTTAAGCGCGAGTATCTCTGTCAGGTCGTGAGGGACACAAACCTTGTCGTTCTCCCAGACTGGGACCAAATGAGAAACGTCAAAGACGTTGAGCTTCCGGCAGCACTTCGGATGCACACGACTATCGACTGGGGTGGCGTCCGAGATAAGACCTGCGCCATCCTCCATTACTATGACTATCTGCGCGATGTTGATGTCTTCTGGGATGAACGAGTATTCGAACCTAACACGCCATCATCAGTTATCATTGAAGAGTGTCGAGCCATGGAAGCTCAATATATAGCCATTCGTGACTACCATACGATAGCAAGCCGCTTCATCGATGCGCCTCATCAATTCGTCTATGTTGACCTTGTTGCTCAATATAATTACCCTGCGACGATACCGACCAAGCCCGATTGGAAGTCAGCCGTCAACACACTTAATAATAGGTTCAAGCTTGGCAAAGCAGTCATCCATTCTCGCTGTAAATTCCTTACCTTGTCTGCTCGTTCAGGAATGTTAAACAAAACGAAAAGTGACTATGATAGGTCAACCGTTCTCGGCCATTGCGATGGAATTGCTGCGATGAAATACGCTGTGCGAATGAGGGACACTGGCGACCCAGACACGATACTGCAAGACACAAATAACATTCGGGTATTGCAAAATGTTATTCCCGGTGGAATAGTTCAGAGCCAATCACATAGTTATCAGCCAAAGCGTTTTGGTAAACATCGCTAAGGAGGAAAAATGCTAAAGGCTTTCAAAAGGCTATTTCAAAGACGTAAATCTTTTCTCGATTTAACTTTTCAGGAAAAGAGCTATTATTTGTGCATGACAATGAAAAGACCGGAAGTCGTGCTTAAGTAAGGAGGGGAACCTTTTGCTTCCTAATATCCGTAATTGGAAACGAAGAAGAAAAAGGCTCACTCTGAGGTATTCATTGGGTGCTATGGCTTGCGGCTTGGCGATGGGATTAGGGCTTGGGATATTATTCCAAGTTGATCTCGATCCCGCAAACAAACTCGTCATACTTTTATGGACGTTTTTGATTGATGTAATTTTTATGGTGATGATGTATGAAGATTTTATAGAGGTCATGAGGCTCGATAGAAATATCAGCATTGAAACTAGGAAGCAGGAGAGCTTAGTCGATGACTAGGCTTTTCTTTTTTGCTATCCTCTCGGCTTCAGCAAAAGGAGACGCCCACCTTGAAAATGACCCTTTCAAAGCTCTTCGATACCGATGTCATTGTAAAACGCTTTAATGACGCAAAAGTAACAGGTATAGATGACTTTGTCTCCTCAATATCTTCACTTTCCGACCAAGTTATTACCGTCCTTAGAAACAACGTCTCCCTCGCTGACAACATCGATTGCAGAGTAAAGACCCTAGAACTCAAGCACGACACATCGTATACGTTTGAAAACCCCCTCCGACTCAAGACCGTACAGCACATCGTAGGTACGCGTGTAATACCCTTTGCTAATCCGCTAACCTCGCTAGCTTGGCAATACAACGCTAAGGGGGACATCGAGATCAAAGCCCAATTCCTTGGAGCGCCCACAGCTCCCGTCAGTCTTACATTTGTCATGTATTTTTAACTCACAGCCTTTTTAACTTGACCCAAATTGGCAAGACCACGAAGATAAGCCTAAATTTCCCACAATTTAGAGGTATCTTCTCATGGATGAGATTGCAGCAGCTCCCGCTGTCGATGCGCCAGATCTAGCCATTACCCCCCCCGAAGACGCGACCCCGCCCGCTCCCGAGAACCCCTACAAGGGCACAAAGCACAAATTTAAAGCCAACGGAAAAGAGATAGAGGTCGATTACGATGACCTTCTCTCCAAAGCCTCCCTTGCCGAAGGAGCGAACCAAAAGTTTCAAGAAGCCAAGGCCATGCGCAAAGAGCTTGAGGATAAGCTTGGTCGCCTCTCCAATGCCGAAGCCGATAACCTTGACGAGATCATCGAAACGCTTGGCATTGACAAGGTTCTGAAAATTGCTAACACGATTTCTGAAAAAGAATTATACTGGAACCAACTTTCTGAAGAAGAACGCGAAGACCTGCTTTATCGCCAAAAGGCCGATGCAGCTTTAAACGAGCTGGAAGCCCTGAAAGGTAAAGAAAGGCAAGCTGCTCAGCAGCAAGCCCAAATCGAAGCGTATAACGTCATCAATGACGAAATCGGCGAAGCTCTCGCACTTGCCAAGGCTGAAGGAGTACCCCTAGCAGATCTTCCTGAGATTGCCGAAGGTATTGTAGATGAGATGCTCGCCTTCCTCGAATTCATGGAACGCGAGGAAAAGGAAGGTAGAAAGCTTACTTCGCCACCTCCTTCGGCCAAGGACGTAGTGAAGAAGCTACAAAGTAAGTACGAAGAGAGATCGGGTACTTACCTCAAAAAGCTGAACGCCAAACAGCTCAAGTCGATGCTCAGCCCCGAGCAGCTTGCAGACTTAAGAAAAGAAGAAATTGACGGTCTCTACGGTTCTAATTCTCCTCGGAGAACGAGCCAACAAGCAGACGAAGTCATTAAGCCGTTTTCAAATCAAGACGAAAATCAATCCAAGCCGCGCAAATCAGATGACTGGTTTAAGCAGATGGATAAAAAACTTGGAGTTAGAAAATAATGTCTGCACAAACCCCTGCGTATTACAACAACGAGAAACACTACAAAACTCAGCCGCGCTCCATGGACTTCTGCTTTAAAATCACTGCCGCAAAAACAGTGGTTCCGATTCCTGTAGGCGCTGACTGCTTTACCTTCTTCGATGCAATCACACAGGCTCAAATCGATGCCTACCTCTCTAACCCAACACTCACATCAACCAACGACTTCCTTGCTGCTCTCTTTGATGCGACAGCAATGGGCGCTGATACCTTTGGCGGTATCATCAACATGTTGGGCCAAGCGGCTTCTGTCGTTGACTTGACAGCGGTTTGCTACTCAGGCACAGGCGGTTCTACTGCCGTTATCCGCAAAGTTTCCAACGTAGCTACCCTCACAGATTCGACCCTCGAAACTGCCGTTGGTATCTCTACAGCCGGTAACTTGGCCTTTAAAGTAGACTTCGGCAACACTCCTGACTTTGACGCCCTGACCGCAGGAACAATCGTCATCACAGTGCGCTACATCTCAAAATAATCGGGCCAGCTTTCACAGGACGTGACTGCGACCCTACGTATTTTTCAAACTTATTTATAGATCCAGGGAAGGACCTAAAATATGTCGAGCGTATCAACCGCGAACGTGCTCAATCTCTTCAAAAAAGTTTATGGCGATCTTCAAGACTTGCTCCCAGAAGATTACCAGTTCCAACAAGCGATCCCCTTCGCAGAATCTCAAAAAGTCGGTGAAGTGTACGTCGAAGCGATATGCCTCACGAATGAAACTGGCTGGTCACTTCTTGGCTCAGTAGCGGGCAACGCAGAACTCAATCCAGCTATCGCTGGCGCGGTTCAGCAAACATCTGTCTCGCCATATGAAACTGTCCTTGCCTCTCTCGTTCCATGGGGTGTCATCGCTCGTTCTGCTGGCGGGGGCGACAAAGCGTTCTATGCGGCAACTAAGCATATCGTTCGTAACAACCTAAGATCACACGGTAAATTGCTTGAGATTCTCCGTATCTACGGTCAATCTGCTGCTGCTCTGGGTTATGTCTCCTATGCGACAGCAACATATCGTGGCGTGGCTTTCACCACCGGGACAGGAACACTGAACGGTGTTGCGTTCACTAACGGCGTCAACGTGGCTAGCAAGGCGATCCTCTTCGCTCCTGGTTACTTCGCTGCTGGTATCTGGGTTGGTACTGAGGGAGCTATCGTTCAGCAAATCGATGCGTCTAACAACGTAGTCGGCTCTGGCAAGCTCGTCTCTGTAGAGCCTCTCTACGGATACATCACCGTTGACTTCACTCCTACAGCAGCATCTTCCACAACTTCGCACCGTATCTGCTTTGAAGGTCAAGCTACCTCCAAAGACGCTCCCGGTATCATCAACATTCTTAGCGCCACTGGTACGCTCTTCGGTATCAGCACAAGCACCTACTCTCTGTGGAAGGGTAACGTCTTCGCTTGCGGTGGCCTCAAGCTCTCCCTCTCACTGATCCAACAAGCCATAGCACAAGCTGTCGGACGCGGCGCTTTGGACGGCGACATTGACTTATGGGTCAATCCGCGTTCCTGGGCAACTTTACTCACCGACCAAGCGGCTCTGCGCCGTTACGATGCTGGGTACAAGTCCTCTGAGATGGAAAATGGCGCTGAAGCTTTGACATACTACAGTCAAAGTGGCATGATCCGAATCAAGTCAAATCGATTCATCATGGAAGGTATGGCCATCGGTCTTCACCTTGATGACTGGTCGCGCTCTGGCTCTGCTGAGATCAGCTTCCGAGTCCCTGGCTCAAGCCAAGATCTCATCTTCCCACTACAAAACAGCACAAGCTGGGCTTTCCGCTCGTACTCTGACCAGTACGTATTCTGTCACGCACCAGCCAAATCGATCCTGTTCACAGGTATCAATGACGAGTCTGCGACTTAATAGCAACTAGTCCCAAATCTGGCCTGAGGAGTCTTTATGGCTCCTTGGGCCTTTGCCTAAAGGTGCGAGAAGATGCCTACCAATATATCTTGGCCGCCTGTGGGCGGGACCACGTATCCTATTCCTACGTCTGGCGAGACGAACTGGCCTACGCTGACCAATTTCCTCGTGGCGCTTGCCAACGCCCAAGGCACGACCTCGCAAAAGGTCGCCATCCGAGTAGCCACCACAAGCCCTATCACTGTCTCCTCTGCGCTTGATGCAATCGTCTGTATAGATCAGACCGTCCCGGGCGCTGCCGCTGTCACTCTCCCTGCTGGCGTGACTGGTCAGTGGTTCTGCATCATGGATAGAGCAGGAGATGCAGCTACCAATAACATCACAATTACGCCCTTCGGTGCTGAGACGATTGCCGGTGGCGCTACCCTTGTCCTGAACCAGGACGGTGCTTCAGTCATCATCGCGTTCGATGGCTCTGGGAACTGGGTGATCATCGCCCAAGCAGCAGGAGAAGGTTCCGGTGGTGGGATATCGCGTGCTGCTATCGATGCAGCTACGCCGAATTATGTAGTAATCAATAATGGCTCAGGTCTTTTGTCGGAGGAAGCTCAACTCGCTGTGGTGCGTGGTGGTCTGGGTGCAGACGCTTCCGCGTTCACTGGCTTTTTGAAGTTTACCGCTGGCGTAGCTTCGGCAGGAGATCTCACAGCAGCAGACATACCTGTCGGCATCAACGCGACGAAGATCTTTGATGGCTCGGTGGGTAACACTCAGTTCGAACGCCTATCAGGTGTGACAGGCAACATTCAAGCCCAGCTTGATGGCAAGGTTGATGAAAACGTAGCCATCACTCCTGGCACCAACACAAAGATTACCTATGATGCCAAGGGTCTTGTTACATCTGGAACTACGCTTACGGATGCTGATGTCCCAGCTTCTAGCTCTAGCACAGGGCTCACTTACGGCGGTATTCTGTCGATCAACGCTAACCCGGCGCTCTTTGACCTAAGCGCCGGTTCAGGTGTCATCACCGACTACACGACTCCTTCCGCTCCTGTGAAGACGGTCGTGACTTGGTCTGCGTTCTCAGCTCAAACAGTTACTAACATTGGCTCGGCTCAGCTTAGCTACATCGGTATCAACTCCTCTGGCGCTATCGTTCAGCAGACGACGACTCCCACCAATACGGAGAGACGAGGGACTATCTGGGTAGGTAGCTTGGGGCATGTGAACAACACGTCGATTACCTCGATCAACATCAATCCAGACGTGCTTGCAGACCCACAGAACCAGTTCAGGGACTTGGCTAACGCCATCGGTACTCTAAACCTTACTGGAAACATGATATCTGCGAACGGTGCGAACCTAAGCTTTAACAAGACGGTCGGGACGTTCTTCTCGGCTGGCTCTAACTTCAGCACGTCCATCAAAGACCCGAATGTATACACATCTGCGGCTTTGACTCCTGCGACCTTCCTGAAAATCACGCAGTCGGCTGGCTCTGGCGGTACAGTGTCCGTCATCGACCCTGCAAACTATGACCTTGCCGGGGTGGTTACAGCGATCGGTGGCGCTGGCTCACGCTCGACCAACCAGCGTGTATGGCTGAACGCTAACAACATCATCACAGTTCAGTATGGCCAGAACATCTATACGACACTGGCTAACGCAGTGGCAGCGGTAGGTACAGAGTCGTACACGGCTAACCCTTTCATCACGAACGTCTCTTGCCTCCTCGGTACAATATCGGTTCGCCGTGATGCGACTGACCTGTCGAATACAGCACAAGCCGTGTTCACACGCGGATCTAAGTTTGGTGCAGCAGCGGCATCTGGGTCTACAGTCTCGCCTTTGACGACGAAGGGCGATCTCTACACGTTCTCGACCATTGACGACCGTCTCCCGGTTGGTGTCAACGGCCAAGCGCTGACAGCTGACTCGACTCAAGCCACAGGGCTTCTCTGGGCACCTAAGGGCCTCAATCCTGTAGCAGCGTCTGCCAACGTTACGACAGCTGTGATCGGCACGATATACCAGTGTACGTCTTCAGGCGGCTTCACGATTACCTTGCCGACGATACCGACAGGCGGGGGGACAATCGCGATCTTCGATGCTGGCGAGACGATGTCAGCCACGAACTTTGTGCGAGTGACGCCAGCCACAGGGCAAAGCATCGATGGCTACGCGGTGAACGATAGCCTTGTTATGGACTACGTCCGGGCAGCGATTGTTCTGACTGCTGCTTCGGGTGCTACCAGCTGGAAGGTGCAGTATCAGGCTACGAGTATGGTGCAGGCTGGTCTTATCCCAGGCTTGACCAACGGAACAGAGCCGTCTGCTGGGTATCTAGGCTATTACACCGAGCAAACTAGGCTTCGATCATCTCCTGTAGCAGCGACCAGTACTGTAGCAGGAAACGTGACCGCAACGGCTTTGACCCTTGCTCCTGGTCGTTACGAAATCAATGCGAACGTGGGCTTTGTGGGAACAGCTACTTCTATCACAGCTAGATCGGCAACGATTTCAGAAGTGTCAGGTACAGCCGGAAGCAACGACGGCTCTCGATCTGCAACGTTCACGACTGGAAACTTAAATACGTTTGATGAAACATTGGTCTTACCGACCTACAAGGTAAATATCACAGTATCCACAACCTACTACTTAGTCGCAAACGCCACCTTCACAGGCGGTACTTGTAACTTTTTTGGTCGTATCCAAGCGAGGCAGATATAACATGGCAGACAATTCATTAGGCGCTAAGGTCGGTGTTCCGGTTGTGTTGCCGACCGATATTTTCATTGGCAACTTTACTACCACAGCAAACCTTGCAATATCCAATGTTGGTACCATTACTGGGGTATCTGTTGACTATGATCAGAAGGGGCGTTTTCTTGTTGCAAACGGCCAGTTCACACTTGGGACCACAGTGGCTACGGCATTGGTTCTTACACTCCCATTCTCTCAAGTGAGCGCATACGGAACGGCGAGACAAATCGGTACTTGGTATAAGAGTATCAATACCGCGTCCACACGTAAACGCGGCACTATTTGGGTGTCAGCCGGTGGTGTGGTAGCCTTCGGTAGCGACGACTACACTACAGCCGAGTACCCGGACAACGGTATAACCGGGACAGCACTTGGCTCTTCTGGTCAGATTATCTATTTCGAATACAAAATACCAACGGTCGGCTATTCGCTAACGCAAACTACCGCCTACGGCGCTGGCCTAGCTACAAGTGCGAAGGCTGGGCTTGTGAGCCGAGAGCAGAGCAGCATTGGTGCCTATTCTCTAGCTGGTGCAACCACAACCCCAACGATCAACATTCGACAAGTCAGGAATGGCGACCAAGTAACTCTAACACTCAGCCCTTCCGCAAAGGTCATTAAAACGGCTAGCCCGGGCGCACTATCCATCACAGCTATTCCCTCGGACTTTAGACCTACAGCCAACCTGACATTCATTCAGTACGGACTTGTAAACAACGTAGGCACGGCAGTCGCGTGGCGCATAACTACGGCAGGCGTAATTGAGATGTATGGCTCGGCTGACCTTGCAAATATTGGTGCCTCAGTAACGAACGTTGGTTGGGACTACGATGTGTCCTTTGCTTATACAATTCGATAGTCGTCACATTTTGGAGATTTTATGTCAGGTAAACTAGGCGTCGATTCAGTCAAAAACATCATCTCTGTCGCCAAGCTAGGCGGGATCTCAGTCCTTCAAGCGGTAGCTAAGGACGGCTTCCAAGCGTCTGACCTGCTTGCACCGCTGTCCTCTCCTACGTTTCAGGAAGGAGCGATACACATTCTTGAGGACTTTGCTAAGGTAATCCCAGAACTAGAAGACCTAGACGTATGGGACGGTATCGAGATCGGCAAGCACGCTTACGCATGCTGGGCCGATATCAAGACTGAGCTAAACCTTGCTTCGGCTAAAATGAAGGCGACAAAATGATTAAACAGGCATTGAAAGAAGCTCTCTTAGACCTGAAGAGCCAGATGCGCGGTAGACGAGCGAAGTCTTACCTCAAGTCTGAGAAGAAAGAAGAGAAAGAAGACAAAGAGGAAGGCGCAAAGCATGAAGCTGCCGAAGCTCAAGACGATAAGTCTAAGCCTAACCTTGTCCCCAAAGGAGCTGGCAAGGCTGGGGAAATGGTTAAAGACAGCATGGATGACTTTAAGGAACAGATGAAGGGCTTTATGAGCAAGAAGCGCAAGGGCAAAAGCTCTGGGCGTCCTATCGTAGCTCTGAAAGCGTCCTTCCCTGTCGCTGCTGCTCCAAAGAAAGGTAAAGGCAAATGACTGTCACCTGTGACGAGTTTTTAGCTTCAGTGAAAAGGCTTGTCACAGTACCGGCAAGCCAGAGCCTATTGGAAGACTCAGATATCCTAGCCCTGGCTACGGATATTCAGAGGGATACGCTAACGCCGATGATCATGTCGGTCGATGAAGAGTACTTCATCATGAAGAGTGTCCCGACTCCAATCGTCGTTGGCCAGACGAGCTACCGTATACCGTCCAGAGCGGTAGCTCGTAAGCTGCGAGAGATCAAGATTGTGAACGAGGGAGGTATTGTCAGTGATTTTCCAAAAATCAACATTGAACGTACTCAGGTATATCGCAGTTCTTCTGTTCCCTTTGGCTTTCACTTTCTTGGTGATCGGGTTGAGCTTGTACCTTCGCCAGCGACTACCGGCTACAGTCTTCTGTTCTACTGGCCAGGACAGCCTGGAAAATTCGTCAAGCTGCAAGAAGCTGCCGTAGTCACCAACATCTCAGGCGATGATGTGACGCTCGATGCCTTGCCAGCGACCTACGTGGCCAACACTCGGATGGACTTCATCGAGGGGGTGTCTGGTAACTGGTATCTGGGCCTTTCCGCGCTCGTTACCAACGTAGCGGGTAACACGCTGACCTTTGAAACTGGGACAGTGCCCACCGATCTGGCTGTCGGGGACTACATCGCTCTCACTGGCCAGTCTCCTGTGCTTCAGATCCCTGATGAGGGTGCGCCTCTGCTTCAGACGCTTACTGCCTATGACGTGCTGGGTACAATCTCAGACTTTGAGGGCCAGCAGCGCCTAGAGCCGAAGATCAAGCTTCAGAAAGAGAACTTCCTGAAGGTGATCTCTCCGCGTATCGATGGGGAACCGAACATCATCATAAACGACCGTGGTCTACTACGTGGGCGTATCCGAAGAAACTGGGCTGGACTCTACAGGGGATAACGATGCCTTATACCTTTCCTGAGATTCGTAGCTTTGCGGGTCTTTATCTTCAGCAGAACAGCTTTCAAGTCCCAGACGGTGCTATGGAGGTCGCTTCTAAGGTCGTGATACGGTCTGATGAAGTGATCTCTAAGACCAACGGGCTTTTCGAGTACTGGCGTCCAGACGGTGTTTCCCCTCTGGACACGCTTAGTGCCACCTATACCTACCAAGGAGTCCTTATCGGCTTCTTTGAGGAGGGTATCGGCTTTTTTACTGATACCTTCCCCTACGGCGGGACGTTTAACTCGGTCGGAGTACTGACCGAGAACGATGCATCCGACTACACGGTCAGCTTCTCAGTATCGACCGAGTTTATGGAGCAGAATCAAAATCTCTATATGACGGCGAACGAGGGTGTCTACAAGCTTGAGTCCTTCTCGGACAAGGCTAGGCGGGCCGGTGTTCCTCCCGCGCTGGGTCTTGATATCAATTATCTTCGATCTTTTTACACTTTTGACGGCATCCTACCCGCTAACTCACAGACAGCGTATAGAGTCGTTTTCGGGCGTAGAGATTTGAACGGTAACTTGCAGCTGAGTGCTCCTTCGGACGTTCTAACAATAGGTGTACCGGCGAAGAAAGTAGGTGCTGCCTACACAGTATCTGGCGGTATCGTCACAGTCACCTATCCCGATAATTACTTTGTGCAAAATTATGTTTATTACCCAGGAACGACAAACTATAGATTCGATGGGGTGGTATCTAATGCTACTGATCCAGCTCTAAATGGAGATCGTCCAGGAGTGACTGCCGTTCTTGGTACAAGCCTTTCTTTTACAACTGGCGCTGCGAACGGTACAGGGACGCTTGATTTAGAGTTTACATACCGTCCTAATTTGATTGCTCAGATTCCTTCTGAGATCACGAATGTAGCCGATGAGTACTTTGTCCAGCTTTATCGTTCCTCATCGTCTTTGACTTCGACAACATCGCCAGCACCTGATTTTGCTTTGATAAATGAAATTACCCTAACCGAGAATGATATACTTGCGGGTCAGGTTTATCTATTCGATGATGTCGATCCTCAGTTAGTTGGCGCTCTCCTCTATACTAATCCAAACACGAGAGAGGGGCCTTTACAGGAAAACTCACGACCCCCTAAGACCGACTACCTTACGCTTTATAAGAACTATGCAGCCTTTGCAAATATAGCATCTGTGCAGCGTGCGACACTCAACCTAGTGAATCCTGTTGAGCTGATCGGGGTTGATCTGATTTTTAAATCAGGTGTCGATGAGGAGGTCTATCGAGCGGTAGATTCTAGCGTTTACATTGCTGGTAATGTAAGCCCAACGCGGGCGAACGTGGTGAATCAATCGCCTTTGGAAATAGATCTATTTTACACACACGACTTTCCTTTAGGCTCTAAAGTACAGGTCAACTTTCAAGAATTTGATGGGATTGTCCCTGGCGAGTATACGGTTACGGCTGTGACAGCTACGACCGTAACCCTAAATACGGTCTCAACAACATTTGGCTTATGTAACGTGCAAGTTGTGGCGGATGACACGGCTAGGCTTTATAACGGCTATGGTGCATCTGGTGTCACATTTTCGACAATCGCAGAGTGGACCGAATATGTGACCAAAGACCTCGTTAGGGCTATCAACGGTAACGCAGCATCTTTCATGTATGCGAATTACCGCTCTACCTTTGCCGACTTTCCAGGAACGTTCTCGATTGAGTCAAAAGGCTACATAGATCCGATCTATGTCGCATACACGGCAACGCCTACTAACCCGGCTTTCATCCAAAACATTCCCTCGTCGTTCTCGACAGGTATTCAGTTCTTCTCGGAAAACGACCGAAAGCCTCACTGGGTTTACTTCTCTAAGGTCAGCGAGCCTGAGGCAGTGCCGATCATCAACTTTTTCCCGGTAGGGTCTGAGAATTCCCCCATCGTTGACATCTTTGCTCTGAAGGACTCCTTGATCATCCTGAAGACAGACGGTGTCTATAAGCTGGTAGGCGATGTTATCGACCAGTTTGAAGTGACTGCGATCGACAAGACGGTCAAATTCATCGATGGGATGGCCAAGCCTGGGAACACTATCAACAACACAGTCATCGCGTTCTGTAACCAGGGCGTGGTTCAGATCTCTGAGAACTCTGTGCAGGTCATCTCTCGCAGGATTGAGGACGTGATACAGCCTCTCATCGGTCGCGACCTCTCAGATACCTTCCTCGTGGGTCACGAGTCCGATCGGCTCTTCTATGTCCAGACTGAGGGACTTAACTCAGGGGATGCGCAGGTCACATGGATCTACAACGTACTCAATCAGAGCTGGACCTCTACCACAGACGTCTTTGTCGAGCTGTCCCTTGGGCCTGACAACGCTCTCTTTGGGGTAAGGCTAGACTCTACCCTTCTGAAGAATGTCCTTTGGCGGCAACGTAAGACCAACACTCGAGTTGATTGGTGCAACGAGTACCTGATCGGGGACTTGACGGTCGATACATCGATGCTGACCGGGACTTTCACTATCACAGGGGGTAACGATGTCGAGCCGGGTATAGGGGACGTCATCCTCTCGCAAAACATCTTCAACCGAATCACGGCTGTCGTGCCATCGGGCGGGGACTATATCCTGACCTTTGCTCAGATGACTTCCATCCCTACCGGGAGTCCTCAGACTGTCACGCTCTACAAGGCCTACGAGTCGAAAATCAAGATGGCTCCCTTCCACGCAGGTCAGGTCAGCCGATCGAAGCACTATGCCCAGATGCAAATCCATCTACGGCAGCAGGTCTTGACCGATTTGACTATCGAATTTGCGGGAGCTTACTTCGGTGGTTCTGAGGTCACAAGCTGGCGCTCGCTGAACGTGTCTACCGCTGGCTCGTCTGGTTGGGGATTCTCTCCTTGGGGACTCTTTCCTTGGGGACTCGTCGATGGAGCGAACCTTGTTTCAGGGACAGAGCCATCCAACATTATCAGGCTATATGTTCCCCGCTTTGCAGCTCGGAATACGTTCATACAGCCCATCCTGACCCACACACAAGCCGGTCAGCCTATGTTTATTCAGGCTATGGGCTGGGCAATTCACGGCTATAACGAGAGGACATCACGCTAATGATGACAAGACCACAGCCTCGGCACGATATGTACTGGTTTGCTGATAAGGACGCAAAGAAAGTCGTTCAGCAGCTTCAGCCATTGACTGATACGACAGTGAACTACACACAGAACTCTATGGGATCTGTGTGGTATCGAAACTTGATGATCTACTTCTCGAACGTAATCAAGCCTGAGAATTGGGACACAGGCCTAAACTTCGCAGGTAACCAGGGCGAGCTGATCGAGATGCTCGTACCCATGGCCCGGTCACTGACTCGGCAGCTTGTCTCAATCGTAACGAAGCAAAAGCTGGCGTTCTCGGTCATCGCAGACAATACCTCGTCGGGAACCATACAGACGGCACGGCTCGGCAACGCGCTTGTTAAAGACGTGATCCGTAAGCAACAGATGGACGTGGTTTATGAGAACATGTTTGAACACTCGCTGATCACCGGCATGGGCTTTCTCTATGCTCAATGGCGAACGGACAAGGGCGAGTACTTCACGACCGATATGGAAGGCATGGATCATTTCAAGGGCGAGCTTGAGATCTCTGCGCCAAGCGTCTGGGACGTGCAATTCGACTCGACAATCCTTGACCCAAGGGACTGGCAGTGGTGTCAGGTGAGAAAGATCCACAACCGCTGGGACTTGATTGCCCAGTTCCCGGACCTCAAGACTGAGCTACTGAAGATCCCTAGCATCCGTAAGATGCAGGGCCGCTTCATGGTCAACTATGAGATTTCACCGTCCGATGATGACAACATCTACGTATACACAGCTTACCACGTAGCATCCCCTGCGATGCCTGAGGGTCGGATGCTGGCGTTTTGCTCTGAGAACACAGTCCTTGTCGATCGGGAGAACATCTATGGTGAGCTTCCTATTTATGTTTGCCGTGCTGAACCTATTCCTGGTTCCTCTTACGGTTATCCTTACTTCTCGAATCTTATTCAGGTTCAGGAGATGCTTGATAACACGCTGTCCAGCATCGCGACCAATAACTCTACCTTCGGCGTTCAGAACGTATCCGTTGCACGAGGGTCTAACATCGATGTCGCACAAATCCTTGGAATGAATTTCCTACAGTATACGCCTACGGATGGAGCTAACGGCGGCAAGCCAGAAGCCCTTCAGCTTACGCAGTCTGCGCCTGAAGCGTGGAAGTTTATCGACACTCTGAAGAGCTACCTGCTCGACCTCTCCATGATAAACAGTGCTTTGCGTGGTGATCCCCCAACAGGCGTGACATCGGGAGCGGCGATCGCTACTTTGACGACGACTGCTTTGGAAAGCGTCGCAAGTTCCAGCAAAGCAGCCCGTGATTGTCTCAGACGCTGCATGATGGGAAGCATAAACGCTTACAAGCGAATGGCCACTGTTGAGCGGGATATGGACATCGGAGGCATGGGAAATCAGACTTACAGCAAGTCTTTTAAAGGCGCAGATCTTGACGGCATAAGGGACATTGACATCATGGAGATGAATCCATTGATGCAGACTCAGATGGGGAGAGAGTCCCAGGCTGATAAGCTCCTTCAAACTGGGCTTATCACCAACATAAAAGGCTACTTCTCTATCATCGAAGGTGCACCAGTCTCGGAACTTTATGAAAACGAACTTTCTCAAGAAGACCTCGTCAAGCGTGAGAACGAAGCCATGCTTTCAGGTGAGCAGGTCATCGTCGTTAATATTGATGATCATGCTTATCACATCATGATGCACAGTATGCTTCTGAACGACCCTAAAGTCAGGATGCAAGAAGGCATGAGCCAGGGCGTCCTTGCTCACATTTTGTCTCACTACGAGCAAGCTCAGCAGATCGACCCGATGTTTGCAGCGATGATCAGGACAGGCAAGATACCAGAGGGAGGCTTTCCTGCTCCTCAGCCGATGAACGCGCCTCCTCCTTCGGCTATGCCTCCGAATGAAGGAAGTCCAGCACAGAAGCCAGCAAAGCCAGCTAACCCGGCTCCTGACCTCCTTGGTCGGCAGGGAGCTGCACCTAACGAAAGAGGAGCTGCGTAATGGCTTTCACGTTCAATTCGATTAACAGTCAGTTAGACGGCAATCAGAAGCAGAACATCTTTGATCCGAACGCGGGGAAAGCTAACCCACAGTTCGGAGGGGGACAAGCAAATGACGTGTTCCAGACATCTGGCTCTGGAGGAGGTGCTGGAGCAGGCGCAGCTTCGTCTGGCTCTGGCCAAGCAAGGGCAGCACCGAAGCAGGCTAACGCGGCAGCGGTATCAAATCCTGGGCAGGCTTCAAAGGCTTACGCAGGACTCGGAAGCGTTAACACAGGAAATGAGACAGCAAAGATCGGTGAAAATATATCGAACGCGAATGCAAAGCTTCAAAGTGAGGCTGATGCTTATCGGGGTAAGGTGTCTAACCAAGCTGCTGGCTACTCTATTGACCCAAATCAGCTAGAGAAAGCTGCGAGCGGGGACGATGCCTCACTGCGCGCTACCTCTGCACGTCTGGCGAAGACCCAGGCCGATCCCTTCGAAGGCTTCGCTGGTCTAAAGAATGAAGATCTGGCCAACGGCGCAGATGTCCTACAGAAGGGCGATTACGGCGAGATCTTCCGTCCTACGGCATCGGCGAACTACACGCAGGGACAGTCACGGCTTCAGGGGATGCTGCTGGGCCGAGATGCTGGCTTCAAGGCAGACGCTAACAAGCTCGTCGCAGATCAGGCCAAGTCGATCAAGGCTAACGACCAGATGAAGATAGACGAGACGAAGGCAGCAAACGAGCAGCTAGGCAAGGCCTACTCCACAGCCACGCAGGACGCTCGGAACGTACTGGGCGGCATGAGTGACCAAGTGATGAACGAAGCGGCTGGCAAGGCAGCTTTGGAGCAGGCGGCTCGTGAGGGACTCGACCCTACCAAGCTCTCCCAGGAGGAATTCAAGAAGCTAGCTGAGCAGATGAAGCTCGAGCTTGCCGGGGATAAGACTTCCACGCTGGGCCGATCGGCTGGACTCCTTGATGATCCAAGTAAGTTTGACCTTTCCAAGTATCTGACTGTGGACAAAGGCGTCAATGCGTCTGAGATGCTCGACCAAGCCGGGGTAGACAGGTTCAATCGCATAAACGGACTTTTAGGTAACGGCAAGCTGGCGACTCTGGACGCGGATGGAGCTGGCCCTCAGTACAGCTTTAACAGCCAGGGTGCGAAGGACGCTTTGAAAGCTCAGCTCCTAGGCCAGCAGCAGACTTCAGACCAGGACGTGCAGTCTAAGCTCGATGCAATCAAGGCAGCAGCGACCGGCAGAGCTTCGGCAGACCAGGGCGATGCGCTCCAAAACGCCAAGGACTACATAACCCGGAAGTACCTGGACCAGAACGAGGGTCAGACTCCCGAGCAGATGCAGCGAGAGCAGGAAGTCTTTAGGCAGCTTTTCAATCCTGAGACGAATTGGAATCCTTATTACACCGAGCAGGGCGGCTTGACCAAGGCTGGCTCGACCCCTCGGCAGTGGAGCGACCTGCTGACTCCTCAGGAAGCGCAGCAAATGAACGAGTACACGGCAAAGCTTGGTACTCCTCAACAATTTGCAGCCGGTTCGCAGTATAATACGAGCAATTATAATCCTGAGTACTTCGACCAGCTCTTTAACAAGAATTTCTCTCGAATCAGTGGCGAGATAGATGGGACAGTGCCAATGACTTCCAATCAAGGCACGGCATCGAATAGCGAACTAGGTCAGGGCCTAGGCCGAGATAGAACGGTGAATCCGATAGTCGATGCCCAGAAAGCTGCCGAAGCCGAAGCAGCAGCTCAAGCGTATGCGAAGTCACTACCTAACCGATTACTGAGGAGATAATTTATGTGGGGTGTTGCTGCTGTAGCTGTCGTTACAGGCCTGATTCAAGCTTACCAATCCGAAAAGGCTCGTGGCGCTAACTCTGCCAAGCTCAAAGAAATCGAACGCATGTTTGCTCAGATAGTGCCGCCTGAGTATGACATCTCAATCAATACGCCTCCTCAATACGTGACCGAGAAGCTACAGGGCGCTAACCTCGACCTGACTTCGATCACTCCTGAGCAATTCAAGGTCATGGGAACCTACGCTCCCGAAGCAGCTCAGTACGTAGCAGAAGCTAACCCTCAGCTCGTTCAGCAGACAGCGACCGGGCAAGAAGGACGCCAGAGCCAAATCGATTCTCTGCGTGAGTTTAAAAAGCTCATGTCAGGCGATAACCCCGAGCTGAAAGCCAGGATGCAAGAAGCTGCGAACGCTTCCCAGTCTCAGGCTCAGAGCCGGGAGCAGTCACTCCTTCAGGATAGCCAGAGACGCGGGACGCTTGGTTCAGGGGTAAGCTTTGCCGCCATGCTCCAAGGTAACTCCGATTCGATGCTAGGAGGCGCACAGGCTGGCCGAGACGCGGCAGTAGAAGCCTACCGGGCTAAGCTCCAAGGGACGCAGCAAGCCGGGACTATGGGACGGCAGCTTGCTCAAGACGAGCTTGGTCAACAGCAAACTAACGCTGACATCATCAACCAATTCAATCAGCGCACGTCCAGAAACTATCAGGAGTACTTGAATAATCGCCAGCAGCTTGCAAACCAAGCTCAGATGTTCAACCTTCAGAACGCGCAAGACATTGGAAACAAGAACGTAGCTCAGGGCAACGAATTCGCTGTCATGAACCAGAAGAACAAGAATGCGCTGGGTCAACAGCAGTATGAAAACGCTCGTGGTGAGCGAAATTACGCTGATACGCAAGCCGAGAAGCTTGCCCAGTGGGCAGCTCAGGAAAAGGCTCGACAAAATGATCTTAAGACTCAGACCTATCAAAACCAAATGTCTAAAGCTAACGGCATGGCTGGGCTTGGTGGTCAGCAGATGCAGCAGACGACTCAGAACGCACAAGACCGGAACGCGATCATTGGAGCTGTGGGAAGTACTGTAGCTGGCGGTTATGCGAATCAGCAGCAGACCGATGCGAATAAGGCGAACTGGGATAACTATCTCAAAGCTCGCTACAGCACAGGGAACACTGGCAACAGCGCGGGCATGTGGGACGACGAGATGAGAAACAAATATAGCGGTATCTCTTAAGGGGGAAAGTCATGGCTAGTCGTGCAGAACAAATTCGAGCTAGGCGGGCGCAGGATGAAGAAAAGTTCGTGCAGTCCTTAGGACGATACCCGACTACTTCCGAAATGATGGAAAACGACAGGCGCTTAAGTCCAGGTGGTGAGAACCCCTTGGGACGTGCCGATGAATTTGGCGGTGAATTGGTCGATGCAGGGTTGGCCCTGGCAGGAGGCATGACTGATGCAGCTATAGACGGCGGCAGCTATGCTTACCGAAAAATCTCGGACCTTCTTACCCAACCAGACCGAGCTAAGGAACAGTACGATAAGTCTTGGCACGCTCCAAAGGTAACGAGTGATCAGATCTCAGACGCGGTGCGTCCTCCCGTTGGTCTGGCATACGCTAAGCCCTTGCTTAACATGCAGGGTGACCCAGAAGTCGAGCGGCAGATGCAGGCCGAAGCCAAGGGCCTCATGGCAGACGAAGCTGGGCGCAAGTCCTGGCACGCTCCCATGGTGATGCCCAACACTCCGCGCGACCCTCAGGCTGAGAAACGCCAGCAGGAGATGATGAAACAATTTTTGGCAAACGGTGGAGGCCCTTCCTATGGTATGAAGAAGGCTCCCCCCGCTCCCATGGCTTCAATCCCTGAGAGTCAGAACCCATTCTCTAAGGCGACAGCAACGCCGGATGAGATGGCTTCTGCTTCTGGGCAGATGATGAAGAGCCAAATCCCGCAAGCTCCTCTCCCTACTGAGAGGATGGGTAAGCCGATGGCTGAGCAAGCACCCGGCTGGTCAGGCAATCCCGATACGATGGAATACGAGCGTCAAGGAGCAACTCCCGAAATGGGAGTCCCCGAGATGGCAGATCAGGAGTACGGCACTGGTCAGGACTTGGTCAGTGACCCATACGCTAACCTTGATCTCAGCAATACCCAGGAACCTGAGAGCGAAGCCCGAAAGCGTCTCATGGAGCTTGCCATGGCTGAGCCTGGGAAGGGCGGCGTGAATGGTGACCGTATGGCCCTCGATCAGGCTCAGTTCGATACGAATAGCCAAAACCGTGACCTCGGCTTCATGCAGCTCCTCATGAGAAACGCCAACCAGATGGGAACACTCGGAGGCGTAGCGGCATCGAGCAAGCCCTTTGATGAATTTGCGAGCGATCAGCAAAAGCAGAACAACGACTCTATGTCACTCATGGCTAAGGCATCGGCTGGCAAGCAAGCTGACAAAGACGAGCGGGCGAAAATGCTTCAGTTCCTTGTCGGCAAAGAGATGGACGCGAAGAAGATGCAGCAGGACGCAGAATTGCGTCGTGAAGGCTTTGGCGTTCAGCGTCAAGGCTATCAGGAGGCAGCGGCAGGTAGGAACGCAGCACTTGGTTTACAGGCTGAGAACAACAAGAATTTGGCTCAGTCCAGAAAAGATGCAATCGATCTTCGGAAAAATCCGCCTGCTCGACCACTGACTGCTGCTGAGCAATACAAACTTGATCAGGCTAAGAAAGGCCTTGATGAGTTCGGTCATAAGGTAGTTCCAAAACCACCTGGACCAGGAATGCAGGACGTTCGAAATAAAGCCATGGCTGGTACTTATGATGAATGGGTACAGCAAGGTCTTCGCTCGAACGTACAGTCTGGTATCGACACTCTGAAGGAAGTCGCAGACAAGCTAGACAAGGATAATTGGGGATCTGGTACGGTCGTCGGGAACACTCCCAACTTCATTCTTGGAGCGATCGGCAACAACTCTCAGAAATACGAAGCGGCTATCAACGGAGCGATTGCCAGCTCGTTTAAACAAAAGCTAGGCGGCTCGTTTACAGAGGGTGAAGGTACTCGACTCCTCAAAAACACCTGGGACCCAAAACAACCACCTAAAGAGAACGCTGCTCGCGTTCGTCGTGCCATCAAAGAGATGGAAGGCAAAATGCGGATGCAAGACGATGCCGTCAAACACTTCGAAGCAAATAACGCGAACATGGCTGGCTACAAGGGCGGTACGCGTGCAACGGAAGGTGCTTCTAACTCGAATAGCCCAAGCGGCTCTTGGGATAACGCACCAACGATGAGAGCGGAGGACCTATGAAGGTATCGAAAGATGGCGGTGTAACATTTGTCGAGATCGATGATAACCCAGAGCAGCAGAAGATTGCTCAAAGCAAGGGTTATGAGGCTTATGTTGAGGTCACGAACGGTGAGAAAAATGCTCGCATAAAAGCGACTCCTGACCAAATGAAGATAGCCCAGGACAAGGGTTATAACCTTTTAGAGACGCACGCTAACAAAATGAAGTCTATGACGCCAAGGGAACCGTACTCACCTTTGATGTCAGCGGCTCATGGTGCGGCTAACACGGCTTCGATGGGTTTTGGTGACGAGATTTATGGCGGTATTCAAGCAGCTAAAGCTGGGCTAAGCGGTAAGCCTATGGGTGATGCCTACACCAGCAATCGGGACGTTTACCGTAAGGAGTACAATAAATCATCGAGCGATAACCCTGTATCGAACTTTGTCGGTCAGGTCGGCGGCGGTATGCTTATGCCGGGAGCAGCAGCCACGAAGGGCGCTAGCCTCGGTAAGGCTATGATGAGCGGTGCTAAGGTGGGAGCGGCTCAGGGTGCAATCCAAGGTGTTGGTGACTCTGAGGAGATGGACAATGCTCTAGGCAGCGGCCTAGCCGGTGGTGTCGGTGGCGGTTTGATGGGCGGTGCTGGCGGGCTTGTTGGTCGGGCTATTGCTCGACCGTCCAGGACGGCAAAAGACATCAAGGAAGTCTTTACTGATCAGTTTCCCGCCTACCTAAGGGCAGCGGTAAAAGGTACGGCAGAGGGTGCGAAAGCTGGCCAGGAAAGGGCAGGCGGTTTCGGCTCTCTCATAGGCGCACCGATCGGCGGCGTTCAGGCTGTCGTTGATCAACGCAGACAGCTCAACAACCTTGAAAGAATGGTTCAAGAATCACGTGCTTCTGGCGAGAGTGTTTTGCCGGGGACGTACAGCGAACGTCCTCCTTTGCAAATTGCTGGCCCTCGTGATACGCCTCGCAGCGGGCAAGACTTCATCGATGCTGAATACGTCGATGGGCCTGCTCAAAGAATGCTTTCGGCTCCAAAGCCTGAAGGAGCAAAAGCTAGCTTTGCAGAGTTTGTGAGTAAGCCTAAGCCTAACCGACCGCCAGAAGTGAGTCCAAATCTCACAAATAAGGAATATGTTGCTAGGATGATGCTCGAGCCTGGGCCAAGCAAAATGAAGAAATTCTACTCTGAGAAAGCCGCTAGCCAATTCCCTGGCCAGCTCGATTCTGAGACGGCTAACCGTATTCATGAGATGGGAACGGACGCCAGGACTCGCGCCAGAACTTTCAATCGAGATGATGCTGCTAATGATCTCGTCAAACCATTCGAGCAAAGCAGGCAGGTGTTCAAGGAAGCTCGTAGTCAACGCTTTGGCGAGCTTCAGGAGCAAGCCTCTAAGCAGTATCAAGGCTCTGATAAGATTTTGCAGGACATTGGCGATGCCTTGGAAGACTCCCTTTCTACGAACGAGACAAAAGGGATACAGGGACTTTTGCAGGACATTCAAAACAAGGTAGCAGCGGGCAAAGGTACGCGCCGTCAAGGCCTTAAACCCGGTAACTGGGACGAAGTCGATGGAGTAGAAAAGTTCAATCGCTTGCAAAAAGCCCGTGAGCAGCTTTACGCCAAGAAGATCTTCGCAAAGAAAGAGGGACTCTCAGAGGCAGAGTATATCCTTCAAGACCTTGTGAATAAGATCGACGATGAGCTGAAGCTGAGTCCAGAAAAGGTCGAAGCCGATGCCATGTATACGAAGGCTAAGCGTCTCGATAAATCGATGTTCAACAAGGCAGACTTTGAAGGCGGTGTAGATAAGTATAAAATTGCCAACATGCTAAAAAACACTGAGTCTGCAAAGCGTTTCAGGGATAACCTTAGCCGCTTCCAAGAATTCATTGATGACCCCAACTTGAATCCAAAGCTCAAGAAGGAAGGTCAACAATTGCTTGATCAGTTCAAATCAGCAGCAGACTTAAGCGAGCAGCAGCGTGTCCTCAATGACTTCCGCTATCGTAACGGTCCTTCTAGTGGCGCTATCGAGCGACAAACAGCCGTCCTGGGTGGGAAGACAAGCCCTCTCACGCAGGCTGTTACGGCTCCTTCAGGATTCTTTAACTCTGCCGATCAGATGGCCAAGGACCAATCGAAGCGGCTCTTTGGTAAACCCTTCTCGCAGCTCTCACCTGAGGAGAAAGACAAGGTTGTCAAAGTATGGTTCTGGCAGGGCAAAAACCCAGACCATGATGAAGATGACCTTATGAAGTTTTTCAAAAAGCTGAAGTGAGGGACATGGGAGATGAATAGAGAAGAATTGCAGAAGCTCCTAGAAGACCATGCCTCGATGTCAAAGACCGAGCTGATGTCTCTCGCAGTAGGGCTTATTACGACAGTGCTGGCGATAGCCAAAGAATCAAAGGCGAAGAAAGACCGCCTGTTTCTCGGGGTATTATTAGCACTTGTAATCGCGCAGTGTTTTATCCTAGTTTTCATCATGCAACTGATGTAAGAGAATCCCGAACTCATATTGCGTAGGAAGACCCAGAGAGCTGATGCTCCTGGGTCTTTTTCTTATGAGAAAGCCTTTTTCAGAGAGCGTCTCGCAGCCCTGACACGCGATCAAGGTAAATGAACGTCCAGCCGTTCTCTTCAGCTTTCTTAGCTGCAACGTGAGCTGTGAGAGTCTTACCAGTACCATATGGACCTTCAAGGAGAACAGAACGTTTCAGTTTAATACCAAGCTCACGAAGCTTTGCCGTCTTCTCAATCGGCGTGAAGATGTGAGTCAAGACCTGGGTACGGACTTCTTCAGAGAAGATCAGCATGTCTTCATTGGTCTTAGAGGTATCAAGGAACGTAGGCGCTGATTGCCAGTCAAATGTCCCGCTATCAGTTGTAGAGACTCGAATAGCCTTACCCCGGTAGATGGAGCTTTCATGAACGAAGTCTCTAACAGCTTTTGCAATGATACGAATATCTTCTTGATGACGTTTTTTGACTTTGCCGCCAAGCTTGAAGCTGTAACGGTTCTTTTGACGAGCTACGCCAGTCTCTAGGTAACCTGTTACTCCTGGGATTACGAATCGACCCCAAATAACCTGCGCGTGCTGTCCGTAGGCGATTTCGATGTTAACTGTGGTGGGTGGGTTGTCCCCGAAAAATCCAGGTGTCGGGACAGGCGAAGCCCAACCGTAAATGCGCTGAAGAACCTTTGATAGAGCATAGGCTCCTTCAAGCGGAAAACAATCAATTTCTTCGAATATGGCGATGTCCTGGTCGTCTTCAGCGTCACGTCTAACGAGCCATTCAGCTCCTTCACGCTTAGACATGCCGACTGGCAGGATGATAGCTGTTCCTTCAGCTTTGACTTCGACATTCTCAAAGTCGTAATTGTTCTTTTCAGGCTTCTTATTCTTTCGTTCTTCATCCTGGCGCTTTACTTTCTCAGCGAGAGCTTTCAAATCAGACATAGGGTAACTCCATTGTTATGTGCAGGGACTATATGGAAATAACATTACGACCGCAATGTTATTTAATCCTTTTTGATATTAATGAAGGGAGTAGAATTTCCCATCATGTATTGAGGTAGTTTGCCATCCCATCGTTGGATAGCTTCGTAGTCTACAAGACCTTTATTCTTGCTAAGAGCTTCAGACTTAATAGTCATGGCTTCGGCTTCGGACTTGGCAGCAATCACCTTTTGCTTGGCTTGTTCCTGCACTTCGACAGTCTTGTTAACAGCTTCAGCAGAACGCTGTACCGCTACTACCTTAGCTTCTACGGCGGCTTCATATTTGTCATCAAAGTCCAGGTTTACGAAATCTAGGCGGGTGACAAGCACGTTTCTGGTCTTAAGAATTTCAATGACCTCACCTTCGGCTTTGCCTCTGGCTTCATCTCTTTTTCCCACTAGGTCGTCTGCTATATACTGCCCTACCACGTCCTTGATCGAGTTTTGAATAGCTTGTGGTACTAGCTTTGCTTCCCACTGCTCTCCGTATTCCTTGTATATCTTTTCTATCGCTTCCGGGTCTGGGTACAGGGTCACTGCGAAGTCTATTTCTACTCGCTGAGTATCCCGAGTAAAAGAGACTGCTTTGCCCTCGATCTTCTCTTCTTGTACCTTGATCTCCTTGATAGTGGACGTGATTGGATTGTAGAAATAGAGTCCCTCCGTCAAGGGCTTTCCCTGAACCTCTCCGAACCTCGTTTCTATACCACGATAGCCAGTGTCAACTTGCTCGCAGCCGCACGAAGTCATCAGCATACACATAGAAAACATAAATGGAACTTTCATGACTCATTCTCCTCGGGGTTATTTAAGACGAATTTTTCAAGAACTATTCTAGCGTGTTCCATCTTATGATGATTGACACACAAAGGGATAACATCATACGCAAAGTCGTAATCTACATGATGGAGATTTTGCGCGTTTTTCTTGCAATTCAGAACCGCACAAGCATAGGAAGATGGAGTTCCATATTCCAATCGAGCTTTGAGCCTCACGTCTTCCTTTTTCTTATATTTTTGGTAACGACTGACTGAAGTCAGATGATGAGCAGCCTTGGCGAATTTCAGGTTTCGACAATCTTTACATTGAGAATGATACCCGGACTTTTTATTTTTCTGTAAAGCGTATCTATCCAACGGTTTCATGACTTTACAGATCGAGCATGCCTTTTTCTCTGCTGCGGTTTTCGACATCGTTATTTTGTTGATGGATAAGTTCCAATTCTTTTACACGAAGCCTGTAGTTTAAGTAAGCAATAATCAAAGCGGATAGGCCAGCTATGGCAGATAATATCAGGATTACAGTCACGACTATCATAAGAGTCCTTTTAATAATTCCTGTGTAATCGACTTTTTAGGGATACGAAGGACTAAAAAATCTTCCTCGAAAAATACTCCAATATCAGAAGCATCAATAGCTTTATTAAATATGACAGGTTCCATCACTGTTACTTGTGTCGGTTTAGCTTCTGGCTCTGGCTCAGGGTCTACAACAGGGTCAGTCACGGGCTGGTTATTGTAGTACTCCTTCAGTTCTTTGGTGATATTTATAACTGTAGCTGTGCTAACCCCAAATCTTTCGGCAATGTGTTTCACGCTGCCGCCAGCCAGTCGAGCTTCATAGACTAATATGCGATCTTTGTGTTTCAGATGCTTTCTATTCTGCTTGTAATTAATTTCTGGCATAGCGTCCTTCAGTTTGAATGTCATAGGCTTTTGAGCAAATTTCTTTGCTTCTTTCTCTCGAAACTGTCTGTCAAGTTCGCACCAATCCAAGAATTTCTGCTCTGAAACTCCAAATTGCGCAGCGATCATTTTCAGAGTGACCGTATTATTTTGATAGTCTTCGATTGCAGCTCTCACCGATTCTGCTTCAAAAGTCCTCTGCGTCATTCCTCTTTCGCCTGAATGTTATGAAGCATTGGGCTATGTACCCTCTTTTTGCCACCCTCTTC